GAATGCCATGATAGATCTCCTCAGTAATATGCGCGCTTGTCTCGGTATACTTCTTCTTCATCCTCGTCAGAATAAAGATTGATGAAGTTACCCTGCCGGAATCTTAATATCGCCTGCGTCGTAGTGTCTACATAATCATCGTGCGGTGCAAACGGAAATGCAGCGCATTCCTCAATCACCTCGTCCGCAAAAATACGGTCAGGCGCCCATACCATCCCAGCCTCAAACACAGGACTCGCCGCATGCACACGAGTCATCTTGTCATTGCCCCTGGAAGGCCGGTAATTCACCACAGGAATCCCCATCGCCCTCAACTCGTGCGTCAATGGCGTGCCACTCGCCTGGGCCTCAATCAAAACCATGTCCGGGTTGAACTCTACATACTGCTCCTGCGCAACTGCCTTCAACTCAGGAAAGTCCCACCTACCTTTCTGCGCATCCAATAAAATAATCGCATCACCCATGCCCTCTTGCGGCGAAAACACGCCCCATGTGGTGATAGCGGAGTAGTCCGCCGTCTCCTTCTTAGAAAACGCCGTATCATACGACTGAATAACATAATGACACGCAGGAGGATCTTCAGCTTCCCATAGCTGCCACCACTCCCGCTTGATAATCGCACCCTCTTCCGACGTAGGATTCTGCTGATACTGCGCATTCCACTTGGAAACAGGGATCGACGCCTTAACTGCATCCAATTCCTCCTTCTTCCAGAACTCTGGCCACAACACATTGCCCGAATCTTCAAAAATCGCAGGCAATTCAACCACTTCCCACTGGTCAGAGTGCGTTTCTGTCTGCCTAGTGAGCAACCTACCCGTCAAATCCGCCGTATTCCACCGGGTCATCACAATTACAATAGAACCACCAGGCTGAAGTCGCTGTCTTGGCCCCGATGTGTACCATTCGTAACAAGAATCCAGCAGATTGATCGACATCGCGTCCTGTTCAGAGTGCGGATCGTCAATAATCAGCAAATCTGCACCTCTACCCGCTATGGCACCACCCACACCGGCTGCAAAATATTCACCACCCTGACTCGTTTGCCACTTTCCAGCACTTTTTGAGTCAGAGGCCAAGGATACCTTGGGAAAAATATTAGAATACTCGTCCGAATCCATCAGGTTACGCACCTTGCGACCAAAATTGATCGATAAATCAGCCGTGTGCGTGGTCTGCATGATCTTCATGTCAGGATTCAAGCCCATCACCCACGATGGAAAGTAGATAGACGCGAACTCACTCTTCGTATGACGGGGCGGCATGTTCACAATCAACCGCTTCAACTCACCCTTCGCCACACGAGTCAACTTATCCGCAATAATCCGATGGTGATCACCCTCAATGAAGCCCGGCCAGATGTACCGTATGTACTCCATGAACGAGTCCTTGGCCTTGTGCTGCGTATCAAGAAGCATCAAACGCTCCTGCAACATCAAAATCTCTTTCATCTCACCTTCAGAGAGGTGACTGAGGTTAGCCATTTCTATTTTTCATAACATTATGGGTGGGGAACGTTATATATACACTAACACTATACGCTGTGCTGTATAGGGGGTGGTGGGGTCGCGACAAGTCGCGGGCTTTTTTTGGGTCTGCGCCCTAGGGTACCTAGGCCGCGCGCAGGTTATGCAAACTGTTAGGCTGAGCGGGCGACTGAGTGGCGCGATGGAAGGCCGCGATGCTGTGAGCGCGGAGGTTTGACAGTGAGATGCGCCCTATCGATCAGGTGATGTCTAACTTGTGTCTAGGTTATTGCATTGGCGTTGCTATGTTTTTGCATGCGCGTTGGGTGTAGCATTGCATCTGTGCAATGACGCACAGCAACAAAAGGCAACCGAGATGGAATCAATTAAAGATCTGATAGCAGCGCAAAAGCTTTTGAAGTTTGAGATATCGCAAACCAAAAAAGCAAAAGAGTTGGCATGGATTGAGGCAGAGATAGCCTTAAGAATGAATCCGGCAAAAGACCGCGCCAAAAAGATCGCGGCGCGCACCGGCAGGAATGAAGGCAAGTTGAAGATCGATGGCGAGACCGCCAAGTACAAGGTCACGCTTGCACAAGTGAAAGCTCACGAGCGCATAAGTGTGCGAATCGACATGGTCTAGGCACCAACGTGCTGGGCATCCAATCGGGTGCCCATTGCGATGCGGCCTCGCATCATTTAAACTGTAACGACAAAGCAAAGTTAAGGAGACAATGCTATGACCGATATCAACACCAACGGCACCAGCTACTGCGGATGCTTCAAAATGCCATACGCCAAGCTTGTCGAGGCGATAGGCGAGCCCAACGCCATGAGTGACGGCTACAAAACAGATGTGGAATGGGCCTTCGAGCGCGATGGCGTAGTGGCCACAATCTACAATTGGAAGAATGGCCCGAACTACATTGGCCGCGGCACCATCGAGGACATCGATGAATGGAACATTGGCGGGCATGACCTGACCGCAGCCAACGACATGGTTCTCGAACTAATCGGCAACCGATAACCAACCGGGGGCTCCGGCCCCCATTTTTTAATCGGATCCGATTTTCCTAGCACCGACTTGGCCGGATCAACGCCAGGAGCCTGGCACCCGGCACCCAAGGTCGCAAGCAAACATATATAAAACGCACAAGGCCGCAAGCTTGGCGGGCCGCAAGTTAGGCTCGAAGCAAATGCCAGGCACCAAAAAAAATGTGCAAATGCCTAGCAAAATTTGCTAAAATATACGCAACAGTCAAGCAATTGGCTGACAACAAAAGGAAACAAAAGGATGAAAGTATCAGAAGCACGCGCCGCCGTGGGCGGACTATCAAAGACCAGCAAGATGCCTTGCAAGTCGTGGGGCATTAGCGCCAAAGCATGCAAGACCGGCAGCAAACTCGCCAAAGTAGAAGGCACGGTTTGCCATGGCTGCTATGCACTCAAAGGTGCATATGTTTGGCCGGTAGTGGAAAAAGCGCACGCCAAACGACTAGACGCAATTTTTACTACTGGTTGGGTTGACGCCATGGTAACAGCCATCAATGGTGACGAGTATTTTCGTTGGTTTGATAGCGGCGACATTCAAAGCGACGAGCACCTAGCCAATATTGTGCGCGTAGCAATCGCGACACCAAACACCAAGCACTGGCTACCTACAAAAGAATATCTGATGATTGCGCGATTCATGCGCAAGCACGGAAGCTTCCCAAAGAATTTGGTCGTGCGCGTGTCGTCACCAAACATAGACCAAGCGCCGGTCAAACACTACCAGCACACAAGCACTGTCCACACTGGCAAACCGTTTGGGCGCGAGTGCATTGCGTACAAGCAAGACAACGAGTGCAAAGACTGTCGCGCATGCTGGAACCCACGCATCAAAAACATTAGCTACAAGTACCACTAAGGAGACAAAAACAATGGCTATTACTTGGAAAAACTACATAAACGCAGAAGCAATTTTTACTTTCGCAAACCATGAGCAAGAAATGGGCGAGCAAATGTTTATGCTTGACGTAACCGAGTCGGAAGACCGAGTCATCTACAACGTAATTAAATCGATGTTTGACACCGACAACGAAGACGAGCGAGAACTGATGAGCGATATCGTTAAGGTATCGTTTTGCTTTTCTGATGCTCCGGCATACCCACAAAAGAAATTGACGAAAAAAGAAGAAGAGCAACTGTGGAAACTCCCCGTGATGAAAGCTTTCCTTGCACGCAATGGCAAGTACTACTTTGACGAGGAACAGCGCGACGAGGTGGAGTCATCCATCAAGGAACTGCTGGACTGCTGGAGAGAAGAGATATGTTAAGAAGGAGGGGGGAGTAACCCCCCCAGCCCTCTCGGCCCGCCGCCGTGATCCACGGATCGCCACAGGCCGCAAGCCCGCAAGCATATATATTCGATCAAGGCCGCAAGCCCGCAAGCATGCCTAAAAAAATCGCAAAAGGCCGCAAGCCCTCAAGCGCACGCACGGCCCCGTATAAGGCCGCAAGGCCGCAAGCCTACACAAACCCCTAGGCGAGCGGGAAAACGCCTCAAATCAAACGCTAGACCCCTTGTGAGAGGGGGCAGGAGCGACTCAACCCCCACAAACCCCCACATTTTGGAACATTTTTGTCGATACCTATAATTTTGTGTTGACAAAGAACACCAAAGCATTATTATCGAGCGCGCATAGCAAACAAAAGGAGAAAGCATATGCCACGTAACAACAAACCATTCCAACCCAAAGACCTTGACCCCACGCTTGCGGCGATAGAGCCGCGCTCTGCGATGGAACTCAAGAACCTTAGCCTTAACACAAGTATGTCTGAAGAGACGCACTGCTTCCGAGCATCTGTCTACATCAACGGCAAGCGCATGTTCTCTGCCTCTAACGGTGGCAACGGTGGGCCAAACTTTTATTCACCATCTGACTTCAACACAAGCAAAGAGGCCTTTGAAGAAGCCATGTTGATTGCCTGTGAGGAAGCTAGGCAATACACGCTCAAAAAGATTGAGTTAGGCGAAGACTTGCAGTGGGCGATTGATGATGAGCGACTCAAAGACGAGCTAATCGACTGGCTGATCGCGGATCTGATCAACGAACAACTAACGCTAAAAGAAATGCGCAAGACGTTGAAAAAGAAAGTCGCGGTCTATGACCCCAAGAGCAACGACATCTTGCACCTTGGCAGAGACAAGCCCACTGATGAGATCTTGGAGAAGTATAAGAACCACTTCGCCACGAAAAGCGACGAGAAAAACGTCAAGGATTGGGTATGGCTCAACACAATCCCAGAGGCGGAAGCGTACAAATACTGGAGGACTGCATCGTGAAGCACGAATACATGCATGAAGAAATCTTTTTCCCCTGCGACGAGTGCGGCACCATGACTGCTGAACACATGCTTGCATCAATCGAAACTAACACGGGCATGCGTAACTGCTGCCCGATGTGCTACAGCGAATGCTACGAAGATTCTCGTGGTGTTCTGACTGAGTACACCATCAACTACCTTGAAGTAATCAAGCACGAAGTGAATGTAACGGCGATGAGCCGTGCCCAAGCGGAGCGCATCGTGCTATCTGGCAACAAGGCGTTTGCCTTGCGTAAAACCCGACTGCCTCAGACCATTGGCAAATCAATAATTAAGGAGACTACAGATGCCTAACATATGCAAAAACGAGTTGACAATTTGGAGTAGAGATGGAGATCAAGTTAGATCGTTCATAAGCTTTGTGGAGTCTGATGATTCTATATTCGACTTCAACAAAATAATTCCATCGCCAGATTGGGACGGCGTGCCAGACGAAAATGACGAGCTGCCGACTGATGTTGAGGAGATTCGTAACAAGTCTGGCGATTTAGTGATGTCTTTCAATAAGTTTCCCACGAGCGGCAAAACAGATGACCGATGGTACAACTGGAACTGCGATAACTGGGGAACGAAATGGAACGCCATGAACGAGGACATGGAGTTTGATGAAAAATATGGCGACGAGGTGTCATACAAATTTGACACGGCATGGTCGCCACCTGCACCAATTCTAAAAGCGCTAAAGTTCAAGTTTCCTGAACTTAATATTCTTTGGTTTTACAGGATTGAAGAATGGGAGGCTTGCGGGTTCTTGCACAAAGAGATTGAGGACGCATAGCCATGGATGACCTCATCTCATCAACAGACCCCTACGAGAAAGAAACTCGTGGGGGCATGAGAGCCAACTCATCCACCATGCACCAACACAAAGTTGAGCGTGAGTTCACATGCTTATGGTGTGGTGTGAAGTTCATGAGCACGCAGTCATCAGCCAAGTATTGCTGTCAGGCACATCGAAGCAAAGCCTTTCGTGCGGTGAATCGAATTGGTAAACCAAAACGGATCACTCAACTGAGGCGTAGAGGCAAAGGTTTTAGGCCACCGATTGCGTTGGTTCGCTACCATTCGTCCTCCTCATCTTCTTCGTCTTCCTCATCCTCACCATCATAATCATCTTTCTCACCATCGAGGAGCTCCGCTGCGGGCTCCTCATCTTCCTGTTCCTCGAACTCTGCCTCCTCAAAATCATCAGGCACTTCTTCCACATCCATGATGCTATCGTCCACCACCGCAGCTTGTAGCCCAGGAATCAACTGGTTCTTATCGAGCAGTGCGTTTAGCCTGGCTTCAACTTCTGCTCGATCCATCTGGTCGATTCGCCCGTGCTTGATCTCTTTCTTCTCAACCATGAGGCCCGCAAGTTTTGCTCTACCCAACTCTGCATTGACAGCCGCACCATACGAACCATCTTCAACTGCCCTGTCTCTGATCATCTGCAAGTCACGCGCAACCTTCTCAAACGTGATCTCATACTTCTTCTGCTGCGCCTCTTGGAGTTCGCGAATCTTCATCTGCACGTTCATGTATCTGGGATCATGCAAAAGCACATACGCAATCTGTCTTGGGTTTGAGTAGCCTGCTCGATGCGCAGCTTCGGTGTTAGTCAGATCGTGATACACATAGTGCTGAATGAACGCCTGCTGCTTCTTCGTGAACGGCTTCTCCTTGTGCCTCTCAGGCAGACTTCGCTTTGGGTTGTTCAACATATCGACTGCTTGATTTTTTGCCATTTCGCCCATCCTACAAAAAAATTTTTTTCTTTTCTTCCTCTCTCTAAAGGGGGAGAAAGGGGGTGTCCCGTAGGGGAGATATTTCATATATCTCTCCCCCTCTTTAGAGGTGACCCTATGACCCATTGACCCACCCTTTAAAATCAATGACTTAGGTGGGGGTAGGGTCAAGGGTCACGCAGGGTCACGCTGACCCTATGACCCACCGTGACCCTACTATATAAATCAATGACTTACAGACTTATCCACAGGGGTAGGGTCAAAACGAAAAACCCCCCGTGACCCTGCACTTTTTGGGCAAACCATCTGTTCCGCAAACCTCGAAACCACTTTAACTTTGCGCCCTAAGTTCATGCACAATTCTGCTCATGTTCGCCTCATATTCGTCATCATTGCGACATCAGAGAAGCCTCTGTACCTGCCGATTCTTTTGTTCTCAGTGGGCGTTTGTTTCTTCTTTTTGCTCCTTATGTCCCACACCATGAGCACTTCTTTGCCGCACATTTTGCATCCTCTTGGCAGGTCATTTGTTTTGTATTCTCCATCACACGACACGCATTTGATGCGCCAGTCTTTATTATCTGCAATCTCCATCTTTCTCCTTTCGTTGCCCACAACCACTTTACATTCCTTTTTCTCTGTCGTATCTTTCGCTCAACACGATGTCTCCTTAACAAAGTGTTGGCCCCGCTTGGCGTCTTTATCCTTTTGTACGTCTTGCGGGGCTTTTTTGTGCGTGCATCTTACGATCCGATTCACGCCTCCCATTTGAGTTTCTGTTGCAGCGGATGCGTGTCCACCCTGGGCCGACTGGGTGTATTCCACCCTCTACCTGCAGTGCTTGTCTGGCCCACGCACCGCCATCCTGCGCCTCGCAGACTCGCACCGCCCTCTGACTCTAGTGTGTAGGTGATCAGGCTTGTGTATCCCATCGCTCGCGCAGCTTTCCACGCTGTTGCGTAGAGCATCGAGCAGGCGTTTCGCGTGCCGTCTGTGCAACACCGATTGACCTCTAGCGTCCAGCCATCGTCAAGATGCCGAGCTACAGGCCTTCCGACTATGGCTACGCCTCGCACCACATCTTCCTCTGACACGGCCACACAGAACTTTGCACCTGGCACCGGCTTGTGATGTCGGTGATGCTCAGCCACAAAAGCGTTTGCTTCATCTAGATTAATGGGAGTGACAGCCAGCTTGCTCACACTCCACACATCCCGTCGCACTCGTCACCAAAATCCATCACGATCTGATCCGCTGCTGGGTCAGCCAGGTCTGCCTCATCGAGGGGCACAAGTGATCGGTGTATGTAGATCTTGCTTGTTGTGCCACGAAAGTCATCGCGTATGTGTTTGTCCACAGCCACCGCCTGCTCCCATGACTTGGGGTCATTAGCCTTCATCTCACGCCAGGTTGCGTTGTCATGATAGGGACAGAACGTGCACGCGCTTTTGCGCGGCAGTTCGTTGTAGCCGTTGTCACGCATCCAGCGCAGGCAGTGCCACCGTGACATGCGTGTTTCGATCAAAGGCCATCGGTTGTTGCACCATTTCTCTGGCGCATCTTTCATCCGCTGTATCTCATCGGTGCTGATACCTATCCACTGCTCGACTGTGTCTGCTGGGATACGCTGGCGCGGTTTGTAGCCTGCCAGTTCGCGTAGCTTTCGTTGGATCGGCGTGATCTTGTAGTCGCGGGTACATTGACGCATCAAGATACCCTCGCCCACCCCGCTTGGTGATGCGGTAAAGAACGGCGGTGATGCGCTACGGTCTTCTGGGTTCATGATGTCATCGAGCAGACTGCCTCGTGTGACGCGCAGCACGGGGAACGGCAGCTGGCTTTCTAGCCAGTCAAGCCATTCGTATATGTGATCAGGTTCCGCTTGTGTGTCTGCGAAGATCGCATAATCAGGCATGGGTGTGATCTCACCCTTCGCTGCCATCAACGCCATCACGCTTGACTGTACACCTGCGCCCAGGCTAATTACTGTTAGCTTTTGCATACCCGTGCCTTCTCCAGTAAACACCAGTTGCGCTGTCGTTTGCCTGTTCTATCTCATCCTGATGATCGGCCCAGAAGATGTCATCACTGACTAAGAAGTCACCCCTCACTTGGGCCACTTCAAATCGTAGCCTTGGGTATCTTTCTTCCATGTGTTCTTTGACCTGCATGGCAGAATCTTTTTTTGTGTACCGGCCATCCATATATGGTGTTCCGATAAACAGAACAACCCACCCAACTTGATCTGTGACAGTCCTACTCCATTGAGTGTTTTCTTTCATACGCTTCGATCCTCTCTTTTGTTTAACTCACCCTGCACAAGGCTAAGAATTCTATCGGCTAGTTCTGGCACACTACTTTGCGAGCCATAACCTTCAAGAAAATTGGCCCCGATGGCTATTCTCTCTCCAGACCTCTCTTTACCGCCTTCACTTCTATCGTATATTCCTGCCATAAGATGTTCAGATGCACTCTCTGTTCTCTGTTTAATATCAACAAGATGTCTTTCTATATTTTCCAACGCTGCTGTATTCATTTTTATGCCTCCCAAGGCTTTGTCATTTCATTCGATTCCAAATAGTGCCACACGGCTGCGCCAGGAACGGCATGCGTCTTGACCACCGCGCCCTTATACTTTTGCACATATGACACGGCTTTTTGTGCCGACTTGTTTCCTGATCCCAGTCCAGCCTTGCTTAGTGCTTCTTTCGCCAGAAGCTCAAGCTCTTTGCGCTTGTAGAACGTTGTGCTGCTCATAGCATTGACGATCACACTGGCTATCTTGACCTCATCCTCCTCGCTAAGTTGAGGCTTGACGTTGCGCGGTGTGAAGTCGTTGACCTTCCATAGGCCATCATCGAAGTCGAAACTTGCTAAATGTTCTTTGGGCTCACGGGCGTTACGCGCCTCGTAGAAGACAGACACGTCAGGTTTTTCGCCACTGAGTTTCACGCCGCTATCGAACCAACCGGCGAATACACTGCCGCCTCGTGCAGACATGAATGACTTATCATCTGCACGTTCTTTGCCTGTATGGTGAGCGATGATCACGCTGATACCGTGCATCTCAATGAGCATATCGACACGATCAAGGAGCTTGCGTATCTCTGTGTTGGAGTTCTCCTCGCCGTCAAAGAAGTTGATGATCGGGTCTATCAGCACGATGTCGGGTTTGTGAAACGCTATCTCATCTGAGAACGCTTGTATGTCTTGGTCTTTCATCAGGTTCTTGCGCAGCCTGCCGCTGATGATCAGGTTGTTGTGCCCCATCGATATCAGATCTTGGTCAAACTCAAAGCGCCTGAAGTAAGTGTCGATCCTGCGCTTCAAGAACTCTGCGATGATCTCTGCTTGGAACCACATCACCTTCAATGGTTTGCTGAACTCTTCGCCCATGAAGTCTGTGCCGGTGGTTGCGCCTGCTGCGAAGGCGCCAAGCCAGTTGGACTTACCTATCTTTGGTTTGCCGAGGAGCAGCACTCGGCTCTTCTGGAAGATGAATGCATCGCCCCAGAACTGTTCGATGCCATCGTCGGTCATATCAGACCATGCGTCGGCACTGAACGGCTGCAGTCCTAGCGGCCCTGACTGTGCCTCTTCATCTCCATCGCGCTTGAGTTCATCGAGCGGGTCTTCTTGTGACTGTATCTCTTTGAGATCTTCGTTGATCTCTGTCTGCCACTTCGATGTCTGCCATGCCATGATGCCTGCATCGACATCATCGGGGTGTCGTTTGATATGCCCGTTAACGATACTGATGGTGGTACGGGTGACCTCGATCAAGTCCATGGGTGGCACACAGGATTGATTCCAGTCTTGTGCCTTGATCAGCACTTCGCGCATACCCCAGCCTTCCTTGACCCACTTGCCGACTAAACGTGCTAGTGTGTCGTTGCGACTGCCTTGTTCTTTGGGTTCTTCTGTCAGCTTCTCGCGTATGTTTTCGACTTTGCTGCCAGTGTTGAACACATGTACTTGTTGTATGTCGGCTTCGCCTAGCAGTGGCAGGTCATCCAGACCAGACACGCCGTATGACTGGTCGCACTTCATGTGGTATCCCACGCTGGGTGACACCATGATGTACC